GCAGCGTCACGCCACCGGAGCCAGTGACCGGCGGGGTACGGCGCGGCGGGGTACGCGGCGGAGCCTTCGGGGCAGACTCCGGCACCGGAGCGTCGTCGGCAACCGGCTCAGGCTCGCCCGGGCCGTCGTTGCCCACCTCAGGCGACAGCGTGCCGTCAGCAGGGTGCTCGACAGCCGCCATGGCCTCAGCAGCAGCCTCACGCGGGCCATCCGGCTCACGGCCCGGCTCATACGTCACCACGCTGTTCGGCAGGATCTTCGGCACCTCAGCTCCCTCCACATGCTCAGTCGACGGGCACTCCGGGCAGCGCGGAGCACCAGGCGCCCACGACGCCCCGCACGCCCCGCACGCCCAGTCAGCCATCAGGACGACAGCGCAGCCAGGTTGCCGGGGAAGCGCTCCGCCTTCAGGCCCTGTGCGATGTACAGCACCCCGCCCAGCTGGGCAACCGTCCCCGCATCCGCAGCGTCCACCTCGATGAAGTCGAAGCCCGCGGACAGGTCCTGCTCGAGGACCTCGAAGACGTAGATCCCCTGGTTGCCCTCCTCGCCGGTCAGGGTGACCGTGCCGCTGGAGTAGGTCGCCGTCACCTGCGTCCACGTCTCCGTGCCCGCCAGCGTCGCCGCCGACTTCTTCCAGAAGTAGGCGGGCGGATTCGCCATGGCCTGCGACGTGCCAGACGTGTCCGCCGTGCACTCCTTGAACGTCAGGCCCGGGTCAGTGCCCGAGCTCGCGGCGCCCTTGTACAGCACCACCAGCAGGCCGCTGGTGTTCTTCATGCTCACGCGCTTGCCCGTCAGCGGGCCGCCCGACAGGTCCGCGGGCACCACCGCGGCCGAGAAGTCGACCGCGCGCCCAAGTGCCTCCATGCCAGCCATTTGCCACTCCCTTACTGCAGAACCACGACCGGGGACACAGCGGACCCGGCCTCTGTCGTCGTCTCGCCCTGCACGTAGTACCGCCCGTCGACACGCGCCTTGATGCGGTAGTTCGTGATGTCCGTGATGAAGCCGCTGCCCTTGCCGGACGCCTCGATGACCAGCTCGAGCTGGTCGCCGATCAGGTAGTTGCCCAGGTCGCACAGCGCCAGGTCGCCGGGGCTGCCAGCCGCGGGCTGGTGATCGGTCACCTTTGCCGGCAGCCCGAGGATCGACGGGCCAACCTGATGGCCGTCACCCAGGCTCAGCCACGACGGCAGCGCCGCCGGCGCCCCGGCAGTCGCCGCCGAGCCCCCCGGCACCAGGTACGCCTGCAGGATCGTGGTGATCAGCGACTGCGACACCAGCCACCCGGCATCCGTCATGCCCGGCGTCAGCCCCGCCGCCAATGCCGAGGGATGGAAGGCGCTGACCATGGTGGCGACGTCGGCCGCGTTCACCGGGCTGCCAGTGCGCGCGACCTTCTTCGCGCACGAGGCGTTCAGGATGCCCTGCGGCTGCGCCGCGCCGTTCCCCGCGATGAACGCGTCATCCTCGGCCCACTGGTAGCCGATCGCCACCACCCGGTTGATGAAGTCGCCCAGCGCCCCGGCCGCATCACTGGCCAGCTCATTCGGGACCGGCACCAGGGCCGCGAGCTTCTGCGCCTGCAGCACCGCCCGCGCGAGCCTGGGCGCTGACGGCGTGATCGGCGCCCCGTCCCTGGTGAAGCCGAAGACCAGGCCGCCGAGCGCCTGCGCGCCCGACGCCTGCGACGGGTTGTCCACCACCGGCACGTCAAGCCGGTAGGTGGTCATCGGCAGCACCATCGCCCGCGGCCTCACCACCGCGGGCGTCACGTACGCCAGCACCGATGCCCGCAGGCCCTCCGGGATGAGGAAGCCGCCCTCGCTGCCGACCCGCTCCGTCCAGGCGTTCATGATGAACGTCCGGGCCGACCCGTCATCCTCCCGGAACACGGCATGGAGGAACGCAGGCCACGACGCAGCCCATTCCTGCCCGTCGAGCCTCGCGCCGGGTGCATCGGGCCGATAGGTCGGCAGCTCGCGGAAGTTCCTCATCCCGCGGCCTCCCGCCTGATCGGGGTGACGCCGAACGGAAGTTCGCCCCGGACCGTCTCCCCGTTGATGCGCTCGCGCGCTGCGGCGGCGAGCACCCGAAGGTTCGCCGCGATGATCTCCAGTCGCTCCGAATCCTCGTAGGCCAAGGCGATGACCTTGTTGCAGTCCTGGCATGCCAGGCCGCGACGACAGCGGGTGCACGACTTGTTCGGCGGGCAGCAGGAGTGATCGTGATCGACAACGACCGCCTTCGGCGCATCAGCCTGAAGCGGGCGCCGGCAATAGCAGCAGCGGCCATCCTGCCCGTCAAACATGCGCTGCCAGTCCTCGGGATACATCCCATGGGCTGTCCGAAGCCATTCGCGCCGCAAGTATCCCGGCTCCGCCCGACGCCGTCGCCTAGCCTCGTTGCTCTTCTCCCGGAACTCCGGATCCTCTCGCCACTGCTGCCGATGCCGCTCACTGTCGCGCGCATTTGCCTGCTCGCGCCATTCGGGATCGTCGCGCCGCTTGCGGCGCTTGTATTCGCGGTCGTATGCGCGCTGCTTTTCCGGATCTCTCGCCATTAGCGGCTCCCTCCCTTCCGGCCCATCAGGCAGCCCTCGTCAGGGGCCGGTCAGGCCGCCGGCGTTGGCGGTCTTGACGAATGCGTCGAGGGCGGCTTCGGCGTCTGCCTGGCTCGCGTAGCCCGGCTCCAGGTAGACCGTCACGGCAGACGCCTCGCATCCGATGTAGTACAGGCCGCCAGTCGGCGCAGGCCCCCTGACCTCCAGGTACGGGATGTCCTCTAGCCGGTAGTAGGTGTCGTTCACGTTCCCGGGAACTTGCGTCCAGCCGGTTGCGTCGTTGGTGAGCTTGACGAACATCAGTCGCCTCCTTCTCAGCTGTTGGTCTGGCCGAGCTTGACGATCATGGACAGGGTTGAGCTGGACCCGTTGGCGGGGGTCAGCGGGGTCCGCTGCCAGCCGCGGCCGTCCATCCGCTGCGTGATCCGGTAGCTGACCTCGTCGTTTGCGAACGCGTACTCGGCGCTGGTCGCGACCTGCATGGCCTGCCGGTCGCCGATCAGGTACCCGGCGGGGTCGTACAGGGTCAGCGCGCCGTCCGGCTGGCTGGTCGACGGGTAGGGAATCTTCTCGCTGACCCGGCCGGGGATGCCGAGCATCTTGAAGTTGATCCCGCTGACGTCCATGCCGGCGGGCAGCTCGATCGCCTGGAAGCCGCCCAGCATCGACGGGGGCGCGATCGGCGTCCCGGTGCCCCCGGTCGTGACGACCAGGCCCATGCCCAGGACCTGCCGGAACGCGTCAGGCGAGCACACCCACCGGGCGCGCTTCAGTGACGGCGGCCACAGCCGGGTCAGCATCGCGATGACGTCGACCAGCGTGATCGTCGCGCTCGTCACCGGGTCCACCGTGACCGCGCCAGGGCAGTTCAGGATGCCCTCAGGCTGGTCGGTGCCGTCGCCGACGAGGAACGCCAGGTCCGCGAAGAACGCGACGGCCATCGGGAAGAACGTCGAGAACCACACGTCCATCGGGGTCGCGGAGTCCTGCAGCAGCTCGTTCGGGATCTGCGTGTAGGCAGTCAGCTTGTTGGCGACCAGGTTGAGCCGGGAGAACTTCGGCGCCGACAGGGACAGCGCCGCGCCCTCGGCCGTCCACGCGGCCGACACGCCGCCGAACACGCTGCTGGTGTGCGACGTGTCGTCGATGCTCGGCAGCGGCACCCGCAGCGAGTCCATCGGGATGACCGTCGCCTCAGGGCGGACGACCTCCTCCTCCAGCGACAGCGCCAGCATCTCGCTGCGAAGGTTCTCGGGAACGAGGAACCCGCCCTCGGCCGGGATCCGCTCGGACATCGCCGCGGCGTTCTTCAGCTGCAGCGACTTCGCCAGCTCGCCCTTCAGGCCCTGCAGCCGCTCCAGCAGCTCAGTGTCGCCGTCCCGCTTGGCGACGTGCTCGCCCTTGATCGTCGCCCACACGAACTTCTTCAGGTTGTCGGTGTAGTCGCTGTTGTCGATCGACTCGGCAGCGCCCGCCGCGTCCGGGCTGAACAGGCCCTGACGGTCGAAGAACTCCGCGACGTCATCGACGCGCGCCTTCATCCGCGACCGGGCAACAGCCCGCGCCCGGCGGGGGCCGCGGCCCTTCGCCGCCGCCAGCGCCGCACCAGGAGTCCAGCCCTCAGGCGGGCGGACGCCATTGCGCTCCGCCTGATCGCGCATGAACTTCTGCAGGTCAGACTGCAGGCCCTCCTTGAACGCCTTGACGTCCTCGGTGTTCTTCGCGTTGAACGCCGTAATGTACCGGCGGGAGAACTCGCCGAAGTTGCCCTCAGCGAAGATGCTCTGCAGCGTGGCGTCATCATGGAACGCCTCCTCGAGCTGCTCCGGGGTCTCCGGCATCGCAACGGTCATGCCCTTACTCCTCTCAGGGCCGGCATTGCCGCCCGGAACCGCGCCACGGCGTCCGCCGCGGAGATCGTCGTGCCTGTGCTGTCCTTGCCGCCCTCGTCGCTGCCCGCGGCCTCGCGGAGCGTCGCCAGCGCCGTCATCAGCGCATGGCAGTCCAAGATCGCCGTCCGCAGCGAGTCCGACGCGGACTTCTCCGGCGGGAAGTTCCCGCCCGCCTC